CTTTATAATCTCTTGACCACAATGACTTGGTAGGGCTTTAAATGTAGGTTCGCTATATTCTCTAAATAATCCTAAAATTTCATATTCTGTAAAGTATTGAATATTTTTAAACATAGATTGCCTCCAGTAGTAAAGTGTTTGGTTGTAAAGTTCTTTTGCCTTTACACACCATTCTTTCCACTCATTTGACTTTATAATATGTTGTTCCGTCAGCTGCACTATTCTTTTATTAAATCTTTTATTATTGGCTTTTTTCTTGAATTATACATTTTCATTGAATAACAATGTAGTAAACTTACTATTTCTTCAAATATTTCTTCACTATCTAGCTTTTTACTACCAGCTTCACTAATAACTTCAATATCGCATCCAAACTTTTTAAACAAGTTTGAAAACAAGTTAAATCCTATTCTACTCAATCTATCCTTGTAGGTTATTACAACTTTCTCTACTTTATTTTCTAATATTAAATCTAACATTTCAAAAAATGATTTCCTTTTGTCATAAGAAATACCACTTGCAATATCACTATAAATGCCATCAATTTTAATACCCTTTGAAAAACAGTATGTTTTTAGCATATCTATTTGGTTTTCTAATTGAGTTTTTAGAATTGGCGTAGATACTCTTGCATATATAAAAACTTTCCTATCTGACTTGTTTATAATTTTGTAAACATCATCTTTATTATAATTGTATCTACCAAAAGGTAAATTTTCAACCTTTATAAGCCCTATTTTAACGTACTTCGTTAAAGTACCTCTACTAATTCTTAGTGTATTTAATACTTCTTTTGATGTCATATTTATATATTATGATGCAAATATAAATAAACTAAATGTAATAAACAAATTACTTAATATCAAACAAATCTTTATTTGCTTTCTTAATTACAGCTGATGCTGTAAAAAAATCTGTATGTACTATTTTTTTAAATTCTGCCATTGGTTTTTATTTTATAATCAAATTATTTTCTACCTTATTCAAAATCTTAACCATCTTCACTATTTTCTGAGAACTGTATGTATGTAATATCAAATACAAACCGTCACTGTTGACAAAAAACAATTTATGCTTTTTCCTTGTGTAATTTTCAGCAAATATTTGTTTCGTATTTAGCATATATCTACAATTTCACTTTCTAATACTTCTTGTAATTCGTCAATGTTACATATGTCATCAAGTGGTGCAAATAATCTAACTCCATGCCACAATATTTTAGATAATGCTTTTTTCCCACAAATAGGACACCTTAACCATTGTATATTATTGAAACGAATTCCGATATCTACTAAATTTCCTGAATGTTCACAAAATGGTTTTACTAATTTTAATGCAGTGTAAACTTCATTAACTTTAATAGAAGAAAATTTACTTTCTCTAATACAAACTATTTCCTGTCCTTCTTTAAATTCAAATTCCATATAATAAATTTTTAAAACAATTCAAAAGGTTCTTCATTTTTTTTATCAATATATTCTCTCATTTCTTCGGCTAATGTAATAGGAGAATTATTAATCCAATTTGATGTGTCGAATACTTGTGTTGGATTATATCTAAGTCTTTTTTTATCAAAATAATACTCACTTACTCCTGTTGTACCCCAATGGTCAAATTTTACCTTTTGACGGTAAATCAATGTAGTTCCTTTTTGGAAATCCCTATAAACAGTTATGCCGTTGTCAGCTTTGTTGTAAAAATGTGAACTTCCGTTAATACTATACAAATTTGGAATCTCAAACATTCCTGTTTGTCTATCCTTATTTATTTTTGTTGGATGTGCTACCAAAAAACAGTGCAGGTTATATACTTTGTTAAATCTAATAATAGCGTCTAGGGATTCAGAGATATATTTAGTCTCTGTTGTGGTGTATTTATGGTCTAATTTATTCCAAGGGTCAATTACATACCAATCTAAACCATATCTTAAATGAGTATCTTTTACCGAATTTAAAATAGTCTCTAATGTAAAATCCTTTTCTGGTTTTATAAAGAAAATATAATTGTCTAAATAAGCCTCAACCATTGCTAATTCTTCAAGTGTAATCCTATTTTCTCCTTCCCAATGCTTCCCAATAATTTTTCTGCAAAATTTACTAAAATGCAATTGTGTAGGCTCATTTTCGGGTGAAAACAGTGCGCCTTTCCAATTAGATAATCTTCGGAGTTGAATAATGATATAATCTATAAGTTCACCTTTTCCATGGCTGGGAATTCCGGTAATAATTGTCAGGTAAGATTTAACTATACTTAAATCAAAACCTTCAATTTGCAAACTAACACCTTTATCTAAACCATTATGATACATGTCAATAATAGAATCCGACAAATCAGAAATAGTATAGACACCCTCAATAGGGAATTGCTTAAAATCGTTTTTACTTTCAATAATCCCTTGTATTCCGTATTTAATCAAACACTCGTTTGCATCTTTGCAATCTTTAAACTCAATAAAAACGCAAATATCTTTTCCAAACCTATCCGCTAAATCATTTCTTAACTTTCGGCCTGCTTCATCGTTATCGACCGCCAAATAGATTGTTTTTTTGCCGATAAAAAATTCAAAGCAGTTATCTACGTAAGAAAGGTTGTTTGTCTTTAAATTGGCTCCATTGGGCACAGAAACGGTATTTTTATACCCTGCCTCTGCCATAGCTAAGCAATCTGGTTCTCCTTCAACGATAAAACATTCGTCACAATCCTTAATAGCATCCAAATTATAAAATATTAATTCAGAACCCTTGTGTAGTTTTAAATCCTTATTATTTGCACGATATTTTATATTAATTAGTTCACCATTTTTAAAATAATTGAAATTTATAGTTTTCACTTCTTTTCCAGCTTTAGGCATCCATTCTATACTTTCGGTTACTTTAAAATCTATTAATGTTTTTTGGCTTATTTTTCTTTTCTCAAAAAAAGATACAATTGTATCTGATAATTCTGTTTTATTTCTAAAAACTGGCTTTACATATTCTTTTTCGGTGGTTTTTTTGTAAGTGTGTAGTTGTCCATTTTTTCCGCAATGATGGCATTCAAACCATGCTTTGTCTAAGAATACTGAGCAACATTTATCTTTACTCTTTTTTCGGCTTTCAGAACAAAATACACATGTTGTTTGAACTACTCCTGTGGTTTTACCCATAAGATTAAATCCATTCACATTGTATTCTTTTATTTCAAAACCGTTAATTTCCATTAATATACCATTTTTAAGGGTTCATTAAGACTTGTCTGTTTTGTTTTATTTTCTTCCTTAAACCAAACACCTTGCATTTTTTGTTTCCAATTTTTTACTTGCTTACCTTTTGAATCTTTCCAATTTGCTGTATCGTAATATTTGAAAGCTCTGCTAGCTAAATTTTCATCATAACCATTTTCTTTAAAATATTTAATTACATCTTCTGGAGTTGGTGCTATAAATACTTTAGTATTTATTTTACTTACACTTACACTATCACTTACACTTACACTTACACTTACAGCTTCGTTTGCTTCGTTTTGCTTCGTTTTTGAAGCATTTGCTTCGTTTGCTTCGTTTTGCTTCTTACTTCTTGATTTTCCGCTATTTATACCACCTGATTTTCCTGCTTCACTTCTTTTTATTTTAATATTTACCCATTTTTTTAAATCCCTTTTAAGTGTTTGCTTGATTGGTTCAAATGCTAAATCAACAATATCATTTATTGGAGTAGGGTTTAAATCATTAATATATTGCGCGTAGTGGTAGAATAATTCACCGGCATTATTAGTTTTATTTATCCTGTCTTTAAGAATTAGTTTTTCAATTGTATGAATAAGGTCGCAGTAAAATAATACAGCTTTTTTATCGTCTGCCATTATGCATAAATTTTTAGTTTTTCAATAATTTCCTCTGCAGTATATCTTTTACCAGAAATGTCATTATTAAGCATACTCAAAAGGCTAAACGTATTACTACCTAATGGCATTTTATTGTGTACAATTATGTGAATTGTATTTACAATATTCGCCCTATATTTTGTAATTTCATCAGGACTGTACTCAAGAGGAAGATATTCTTTCCAATTGTCACATACTGAATAATATAAGTTAATCAATGTGGTAATTTTATCCATACAATAATTGATTAAAAAACCGCCTCACACGCTGGCAATAAAGATATCGTTCAAAACAGCAAATAGTGCCGAACCGTGTGAGACTTATTTTAAATATTAAATTTTATAAATTTTCATTAATTATCTATTTGCTTAATTGAACGATACCCAATATTACAACATTTTTTTGAAATAGTGCAACATATCACAACTTTATTTTACCGTCATTGAAATCTTTTATGAAATCGTCAACGAATTTCCTATCGTCACTTACACCTAAAACCGTATCAGCAATAGCACGTTTTTTCTCAATGATATCATAGATGTGTTCGTCAATGGTGTCTTTTCCTAGAAAATAGGTACATTGTACACTGTTTTTTTGCGACATTCTATGAAACCTGGATTCTATCTGCTCACAGTCCGCCGGATGCCAAGGAAGCTCTAAAACAGCCATTCTGCTTGCTGCAGTTAAAGTCAATCCAACACCACCGGCTTTTGTGCTTAAAGCAATTACCTTGCTGTCTGATGGCACATGTTCGTGATCACAGTTAACGTGGTTTTCAAACCTAACATTACATTTTTTACATTTCTGGAATTCATGTACAGCTTTATTTTTTTCCTCGTCGCTCTGAGAACCGGTATATAACAAAGTGGAGGGAAACTTTTCTTTAACGAAATTTGCTATTTCCTTGTGATGTAGGAATACACCTACCTTTTCGTCTGCATCTACAATTTCTTCAATGTATTCTGAAACTTCATTCATTTTACCGCGCGCTGAAATCTGCTTTAGAATACCAATTTTCACCATTACTTCACCGCGCATTGATTTAGCAACCTCAGCATCGGTTTTATCCTTATTTTCTTTTAGGTAGTTTGCCAGGTCAGTAGACGCCTTATTGTATTCGTCGCGCGTAGTGATGTCACAATAGACAATTTGGTGTACCTTATCCGGTAAATCTTTCAAAACATCTTTTTTAAGGCGCTGGAAGAAACAAGTGGTTTTTAGCTTATAGTTTAATTCTTCCAAATTTGTGGCGCCGGCACCGGCCATTCCTCCACAATAACGATTCATAAAATGCTTGTAATTTCCGGCTACTGCCTCTAGTTGGCCAATGGCTAATAGTTGCGCTACCAAATCCTTTGGTTTGTTTACTATTGGTGTACCGGTTAATCCAATTACAACCTTTTTATTAGCGCAAACACCACGAACCAACTTGCTAACCATCGTTGTCGGGTCCTTGATTTTATGCAGCTCATCAATTGCAACAGATTCAAATATGTTTATATTGCTATTGAATGTCACATTCGAAAGTTTGAATTTACCTTTTTCATTTTTGACAATATCCAAGACAAAATATTTTTTCAAACTTTCATAGTTGACAATGAAAACTTTACACATTCCCATTTCATAGAATGTAGGCCAAGTCTTTTTTACGCTGTCGTTAAGAATCATAGCCTTTATGCCAACAAATTTTTCCCATTCTAGCTGCCAATTTCTACGGAGTGATGCCGGACAAATAATCAATGCCGGCCAAGCATTAAGCGCATAAATAGTAGCAATTGTCTGGAAGCTCTTGCCCAGGCCCGGACTGTCCCCATTTATATAGTGTAATTTCTCCATTCCATAGGCAACACCTTCTGCCTGATAATCACGGAGCGGAAGCCTTGTAGGAATATCAATAGTAAGTTTTGGCATAGGCGGAATATCGCCAATTTTTTCTTCCTCAGTTTGTTCTACATACCTACCACCATATCTAATTTTCAGTTGATCCACAGCTGCCTTATGGCTTAAATCAACCTCCCAAACCCTTTCGGCTTCTATATATTTTCTGGACTGCCAATTAATAGCTTTAATGTCCGCAATAATGTCTGCATTCCATTTATCAAGTTTTATATGAAAACCAAAAGGTTTTTGGTAGATTGTTATCATTTTTTTGGATAGTTATTTTTTAGAATTCGTCTTCATCTTTACCAACCGTTACATTAAAGGTATTTGTAGAACCTTCTTCTGGTGTAATAGTCATTCCTTCTAAAGCCAATCTTGCTTTTTTGCTTAATTTTTTCTTTGGCATTTCTTCTGTATCTAAATCCATTGATGTTTGCACGTCTTCGGCATGTTTGCCTTCAAAAAGATAAGCGCGTACTTCTTCGTCACACACTCGGAGTGCTTTATCTAAATCCTCTCTGCCAGCGTATTCATAAATTTCAATTCCGGTTTCCAAAATGTTTTGCTTTGGTGATACCAAATCCAGCGTTTTATTGCTTTCTAAATGACGTGCACCTAAAAGTTTTACTTTGATGCCATTTTCATCTTTTAAATCCATTTCATAGCCACTGCAATGAACGGCGGCTGAATCGATATATCCTTCGCTATTTCTTTGGAATGTCAAATTAGCCAAATGAATATCTAGTGCACCAAATGCATTTACTAGGTCCGGATGAATGCGCGCGCCACATTCTCTGTTGTTTTTATCTTTACCACCAGGAATATTCTGGTTAAAAGATACTTTTAGAAATTCGCCTTTGTGAATTACTACTTTAATAATAGTGTTTTCGTGATTAAACATAATTTTAGTTTAAAAAGTGATTAATAATTGTAAATAGCAACGCTAATATTGCTGCCAATGCTATGTATTTTGAGTGATATTTGAACATGTTAATTTATTATTTTTTACTTTTTTGGTCTTAATATCCAAACTTAACTGTGCTTCTTTTTTCTTCGGTGCACGTTTGAGCACTTTCTTTTTTTTATCCTTTCTCACTTTTCTCCAAACCGGATTCATCACATAGTAACCGGTTTTATTATCCATTTGTATTCTTCGGTGTTTAATCAATAAATTAAACGTTCTTTTTGTAACGAACATTAATGGTCTGTTGTCTGTAGTCATTAATTTATAGAATAACTTATCGGTACCCAATTTTGGATGCTTTTTTATGTATGCACCAGACTTGATAAAATCTGCTGTTGTTTTCCATATGGATTTTCCTTTGAACATTAATTCATATTTTTTTTGTAATTTATTTCCTATAATCAATTATGTTAATGGGAAAATCCGTTTGTTAATTATTTGATTTATAATTACTTAAATGCATTGCAGTATATATTGTATGTTAGGTGAAATTTAGCGTTGAGGACATTCTTCCTCTGTTTTATATAATCTACTAAAATCAATCCAACCTTGTTCTATCCTTGCTTTTTGCTTTTCTTCATCTAATTCTAAAACTTTTACTTGTACAGGTAAATAGACTACATTGTAAGTCCAATAAACTTCACCTAACATCGGTTTGGCAAAATTGCCGTTTAGTGCTTCGTTTGACATTCTATTTTTAATTTAAACATTTGTAATTCTAATGAAGTTTTGTGTTCGGCAACGTCGCCAAGCCGAGAACCGTTATGTGCCATTTTAACGGACACCTCGTTCAACATCGAAATAATAATATGC